CCCCGCACAATTGAACAAATAATGGTTTCTTTCTCCTTCTTCAGCCCCTCCGTTCAAGAATATAGTTTGAAGACAAGGAGGGGCTTCTGCAAGAGGAGCGCTAGCTATTGACGCAATGAACTGTTTAAAAGGTTGCCGTACACCTTTTATCATTGTTATTGCGTCCTCCAAAGAAAGCGCCTCTCCCTTTGAACTGTATGCATAGCGCTCGGTCTCAGTTGCTTTGAAGTAAGGTAAATTGATCCAATTACCTGTCTTTCCCTCTTCTAACATTGTCTGCTTTGGGAACACTTCTACTGTAAGAGGCAATCCAAACATCCCGACTAATTTCATTAACGACGGCCTTATCTTTGACGCCTCCGGAGAGTCTGAGAAGAACATAAATACGTGCAGCCCCCCGCTTTTACTACGAAAACATATGGCTGGTACGCCAGCACGTCGAAGAATAGCTATGTACTTCTTCGGTGTGGCTGGATACACATCTACATCTATCACGGCAAAGTTTACTCTGTTTTCGTGATTGATCGGAATAATTCCCAATCCTTGCTTGCCGTGTAGACGTTTTGATACAATCTCGTCAGTAACCTCTTCATGCACTACTGAGCTTTTCCCAGGAGCCTTTACGCCTTCTGTGGTTTTGGTCTCGGGCGTATGCAATCCATGAGATACTTGGTTTCCTTTGAACAGTTCAAGGAAGTCTGCTACAAAGGCTTTCGAGGACTTCATCTATTTCTCCTAGGGTTAGAGAAGATGTTCTCGTAGTCGTAGAACAACTCTTCTACCATCAACCACTCATAAAAGTGCCAGATGCCCCTTTGAATCTCCTCCAGCAACGCCTCATCGCTGCCAGCTTTATAACATATTTCATACACAGCTATCATTGTATTCCTTGGATATGGTTCAAACAGCGCGACAAGATAGTCAAACTCTTTTAGGCCAGACATATAGCAATATAAAGTATGTTGCCATCCGCCCATATACTTATCGTTTCCTCTGTAGTTTTCAGTAGTCTTTATGTCCACTATTCTGGTAGGAAACAATGCGTCTACTTTGCCGTACAGCAGAACTTCTCTTCCTTCTACGTTTATATTCTTTTTCAATACCTGCTGAAATTTTGCTCCACGAACTTTGTCTGCCACCTCTCTGAAGTGCTTCGATCCTCCAGAGCCAGCGTTTTCGTACACTGCGCGCTCGAAATCCACGCCTCTCTTCGCCGTTTTGTGTGGCGTATACTTTTCCCTTCGAATCGTCGCAACGAGCGATTTATACGCTCTTTCGCGCCAGGAAGGAGGACATCTCTCCAACCAACCGAAAGAATCCAATATTGATGTTGTAATTAAAAGTGTAGGTTGCGCGTCATTTTCCATAATGATTGCTCCTGGCCTATGAATGCTAATTTATTCGCCTTACCGACTACTAGTAGATAGTCCATGTTTAGTGTAAAGCACCTAACTGCAAAACCTATCTGACCGAACTGCCACTTGAGGTCATCCTCTAAGGAAGCTAAGAATTTCTTCTGTAACCTCTTTGCTTCGATCAAACAGTACTCTTCTTGCTTAAACAATAATACATCTGGAAAACCATCTTGATCAACGGTCTCCATTCTCTGATACTTATAACCTCCTGACGTAGTTGTTCTCTTCAGATAATTGTAAATATCAGATTCAAGACGAAAGAAAGAACCGACAGTCACTTCTTTGACTGCCAGTTCTATGCCAAGCATGGTATAGCTTTCTTCAAACATCAATACTGTGTGTTTTCGCTTGACTTGTCTTCGATTTGGGCGTAATCCACGTGCTTCTTTGGAATCTGCTTCCGTTCCTCAACTACGGCTTCAAGCTGAAGCTGTGTGACGAAGGAATCAAATTTGAAGCTTGCGCCAAACCACTCACCCTGGTCGTTCTTCTTCTCTACAGAAGAAACTTCCCAAAGCATAAAGTAAGGCATCGCACGTTGATCCGTGTTAGGCAGTAATGTGTGAAGCAGGTTTCTGTTGAGCTTCTTGGCTTCCTTGATATTGGTGGACGTCATAGAGAAAATACACACACCTTCATCAAGATCGTCAGCTACCAGGACGTAGTACGTATAACAATCCTGGAAAGTACTTTGTGTTTGCGGATCAAACAATTGATTCTTGTCGTCACGCATAAGCTTACTATTAAGCTCAATGCTCTCGGGAGAATGCACCCCTACAAGAGTGCCACGAGTTGTTCCCCACTCAAGAAACATGCGCTCGAATTTACCAATGATAACCTTGATCGGGCCTTTATAAAGTTTGCCAGAAACTGTATTAACGAACATACCAGGCTCTGCTTCTGGGTTAAATTCGGGCTTGCTTCTCTTCATCTGTGGGGATAAGTCCTGAATAATCTTGATGAACGGAATAGCCATCGTTTCCATCTTGATGTCTTCAAAACCACTTCCGTCCATTGCGCCTTTCAGATGGTCAAATGATGGTGTCTTTTTCGTTGCTGCCATTGTGTATCTCCTTGTTATTGGTGGTTGTTACGCTTGATACTCGTATTCAGTATCACAAGTATCGCATATTGTGTGTATGTGTGTACAGTGTCCACAAGGAGGATTTATGTGACAACTGCATCCTCCTTCTCGCTCATCCTGCATTGTTCCTTTACATCCTTCTCTATAGCATCTTTCTTCTGGTTCGTAGCCGTAGTACTCTCCGAAGTTCTCAATTGGCGTTTCTAAGATTACGCGCTTTACAATCCTCCACTTGAGAACAGTCACTCTTTTAGACGACTTGTGCAACTGGCCAAACAATTTAGTTATCTCGAATGACCATGCTTCGTCCTGCCAAAGCATAACGTTTTGTCGTCGACTTTGAAGCCAATATATTGTACTACTGATTGTCTCTGGTGTTGTTTCCATATCACTTAGCCTTTTTGACAGCGACTTTGTAAAACGTAAAGGTTCCCAGCATTTCTTCATCAATGGAGGCAAGCGGCACCTTAGCTTCAACACCTTCTCCAATACCACATAAACGCTTGAAGTACGCTTTCAGTGTACTAGGATGGATGTACAATTGGCTGGTTGCGTCAATGTCGTAGGTGTCTTTCATTTCCTTAAGAATCATGTTCAAGATATTCTGAGGAAGCTTACCTACTTCGATTGATGTTTTCATGAGAGCATCATCGCCCTGTTCTTCCAGGAAGTCATACAGCTTAGAATAATCCTTAACTGAGCAGGACATATCCTCTTTGACTGATACGGTCTCGCCCGACCGTAATTGGATAGACTGCAGTCCGATGGATAAAAGAGCTTGTGGAAGTAATTCCTGCTCCAGCTTAAGAACTTCTTTCTTCTTGGCTTTTGCATCCGCTTCCATAATCTTAAGCTCAGCACGCTTCTCAATCAATGCTTCTGAGTACGCGGTTACTTCTTCCAACGACGATACCGTTGGGGTTTCTTCGTTGTTTTCTGCATGATCGGTAAGATGACTTAAATCTGGCATGTTGTTCTCCTTGTGATGGTGGTTGTCGACTCCAATAGTCGAATGGTAGATTTTTATTTTACTAAATTTTTTCAAAAAAGTCAAGCTTTTTCTGCATCGAAGCGTGTTTTTTCTTCAACGCCTATTCCTTATAGAAGCTTGAGGCCGCAATTCTTTACCGCATTCATAGTTCGTTCCAATATTCCTTCAAAGGGATCTTCAATTGTTTGCACAATTGGATAGTTTCCATGACAGTTTTGGAAGACAATGTTTCCATCTGGCATAATGGCTAGTCTAGTAATTCTATCGTCTAAACAACAAAATCCGCTACACTTGTCCATTGCGCCTGGGTAGTCTTTTCCTCTGCCCATTTTGTGAATAACATCGCCATCCTTTAACCGAATCATATTGTACGCGTTTTCCTTTATTGCCCTAAGTACGCCTTCATTTTGATACATCTTGTGTTCTTTGGTTCCAGATATTATTGTATATAAGTCGTTGTCGTAAATAAACTCTATAAAGGCTTCAGTCCTATCTACGCTGGTAGACCAAGCTCCGTTGGTTATTACAAATTTTGGTACTTTTGGTAGCAAGTCTATAAATTTTTGATATAATACAAAATTAATCGAAGGTTCTCCTCCGTAAAACCCTACGTTGTTTATTGCACTAAAATCCCATTTGGCTACAAATTCCCTTGTCTTTTCGTAATCCAATTCTGTCTTATTTTCTGGACTCGCGTCATACATGCAAAAAGAACACCGCAGATCGCACTCTAAACTAGGCATTATACTAAAATCTATCATATCTATTCCTTATAGAATCTTGAAGATGTCATTGAGACTAGTCGTTACGAAGGTGGCATTCATGTCCTTGCCTTCCTTCAATACGTCCAGTACATTCTTCTCGAAACCACTATTATATACAAGATCTTTGTACACTGGGCTTCTGACTGTGCCAATGCGGTGGCTACGGTCTTCTGCTTGCAACCTGGCTTCCGTCCTAAATGAACGGCTGTACCAATATTGTAACTCTGCTGCTTGCAGGTTCAAACCATAGCCGCCTACCTCTGGATTAGAGATGAGTATCTGAGCGTCACCTCGTTTGAACTCCTCTACAATTGCAGGACGGTCTTTTTTAGGCGTAGCGCCAGACATTCCTACTACTGTGAACTTTTTTCCAAGCTCTCGCATCAACATTTCTATCTCTGCAACATATACAGCCCATACAATACACTGCATCCCACCTGCTTCAGCTAGGTCACTTACAATGTAGTTTAGCTTTGCGTTGGTGCCTTTTATAGGAATGGTGGTGTAAACGCCGTCTTTTTCAGTGTGTACGGGTAAGTTTCCACCGCAAATCTGAAGTACTCTTGTGCCTAACAACGCCTTCGTAGATATTGTAAGCGTCTCTCCTTCATACACTGTAGCGGAGTATTTAGCCAACTGCTTGATTTGTTTCTTCTGTTCGGCGTTTATTTCTAGTTCGATCACCTGGTAAACCTTTTCTGGCAGGTCTAGACAATCCTCTTTACTAACTGAAAATGTGTCTGGAGCTATCTTTTTATGCAATTCATCTACGTTTTTGAATCTGATAAACTCCTTATTGTTCGCAATTATTTCAAAATCAACTGTACTGAGACCATACTGTTTGCAGATATAAGCAGCATTTTCAGGGGATTTGGTATTGTTATACACCCATCGCCTAATCTTTTGTTGCGTCTGAGCATCAAGATTGGTTCGGATTTTAACAAGCCTGTCCTTTATCTTCAGCTTCCTATCGAACATTATTTCATGGTGATGCTGGAAAGCCATAAAGGAACAACCCATATAATCTTGCTTCAAAAACTCAAAAATAGACCACATATCTACTGGAGACTTGGCCGCAGGTGTACCCGTCATCACCGATCTAAAGGACTCAGGATACTCGCGCCTCAGTTTCATGATGTTTATTACAGACTTGGCATCAGGATTCTTAATGCGTGACGCTTCATCAATTATAAACATAGGCGGTTTTTTAGAAGTATTACAAAACCGACGCACCAGAGAATTGCCTTTCTCCTTCACAAAAGCTTCTGGATTCAATATGTACACCTGCAGATCAGTGTTCATCTTACAGTCTGCAAAGAACTTTTCCTGTGCGCGCTTATCCCTGACGAGATTGCCAGACCTGTAAACGTATGATTGATAAGGAACTCCACAGTGTTCTGGTAGCTGCTCGTTATGCCACTGAGGCCCAACAGCTACTGGAGCTATAATAACTAATCTGTCGTGATTACGCATATGATATTTAAACTCGACTATATCGATAGCCATACGACTTTTTCCTGTTCCCATGGCAGCGAATATTGCTGCCCACTGAGCGTACTTGAACTTGTCAAAACACTCTAGTTGGTGTGGGTATGGTGGTGATTTCTCTTTCATTATGCTCCTTTAAGCGTTATCTTGTCTGTGCATTCTTCCTTTGTGGCAAAAAGATTAAGTTCCGGTTGCCATAAAGTACCTGTACCTATTCCCGTTTCTATGCACATGTATTTTTCTACATAACCTTTTTGCGGTTTGTAATTGTCAAACATGTCCTCCCCTTCAATTCCTGGAGAATTTGTGGCTTGTACGTTGACCTGACCGATTGTGGCTTGCATTGGTCTGCGTGGATTTGACCCTGCAGCAACCCAAACTTTATCTCCTATACTGTATTTGGTTTCGAATTTCATTTAGAACTTACTCCCGAAGTCTGACCACTCCATTGTACATTCACTTGCATTCTTGTCTGTCCTGAACTCTCCTGTTACCAATACAGCGTGCATCAGAAGCCTATTCCTGGTAGACAATTCCTGTCCATCAATCTCAAGAACCTTGTCGTATGCGTCTTCAACCAACACAGGCAACCCTTTTACTATCTCAGTCAGACTGTATCGCATATGGTCTGTAAGGTTGGTTATTGTAGCAATCACGTGAGGTTCGTCTTCGATATACACGGACAACTCAAGCCCACCAATAAGATCTTTATAGCTCCAGACGTCCGTCAGGACGAAACCAGACACAAAAGTATCTATTGTGTCCCCGAAAAGCGACGCAGCGGACTTTTTGATCTTGATCGAATGGGTTCGTTTACGTCCGCCAGAATCGTAGTCTGAGCTTACGTTTTTGAGGATCATTCCTTCTTCTTGCGCTTTCCAGAAACGCGTTAATACCTTCTTTTTGTTCGCCGCGTAGTGTTTTTCTATTGTTATATTGGTGGTTGAGAAGTCAATAGTAGAAAGTATTTTCTTCCTGGCAGACAGCGTCATAGGTTTGTTCGGTATACTGTCAAAGCATTTGAAATCAACCCTGACGTCCTGTTGAAGATGAATAGCTGTTTCTGCTCCACACCCTAGAATAGCCGCAACCGCTTCCCTGGTATCCGTACTAGGGTAGCCATCTTGCTGGATTACGGTATCAAAACATACTGCTTCGCAATCCAACATTAGCGGAGTTGGGTGGCTTATTCTCATTACAGGCAAATGGTAAGTGTAGTCTACGGGAAGAAACTCGGTAGTAGATAGGTTTCCACCAAAGAAGTGCAACGGGTCTCCAGGGATATGAGTAACAATAATACGCCACCCATTCCTCTTCAACTCTCCTATCCAACCATTATCATCCTTCATTACATCAGCTTGCTGCGCAGGACTCAGGTTGGTAAAACGGTAGCTCTTCATAGGTCGAATGGTTCGACGGAGTTGCATATGTCGCTTATCTTCACTGTCGTTAGGGAACTTCTTCGCAAAGAAGTGATCACCTAGTGTATCTTCCAAGTCTACATTCACTATCCTTCCGTTGTTCCCGGAACCTCTCATAGGTTTCGATACGCCGTAAAAGCGCATGACGTCTAACAATTTACTCTGATTCATTTTGTCTCCTGTGTCGTTACTCCTACTATCTTGGCTTCCTTAAAGGTGTGGGTACAGTGTCGGTCTCCTATCACATTCGCCAATGTCCAAACTACGTCTATTCCTGTTATAGCTATTCCATACCTCGTCTTCGCTTTCTCTACGAAAGCCGCTACGTCTTCGGATAAATTCATTTTGTCTCCTGTGTCAGTTCAGCCATTAACGATTTTATTGTAATTTCAAACACAATCTTGACGTTTAGCGATACTACGGCGGGTATTTCCAGAGCATAAGGTTTGTAGCCTGGCAACATTCCTTTGCAGTGTGGAATCAGCGTGTCCACCTCTGTCACCGCCATGCGTGTGTCTATCTCGTCCATCATTTCTTGGAAGAGTGGATGTTTGAAGTCTTCCCTGTCTTTATCAGAGCATGGTATAAGTTGCATTATCTTTTCGGTTATCTTCTTTTCAGCCAACAACATTTCATCGGTAGCGAATTGCTTTAATGGTCTGATAAGGTCTTGCAGATACGCTTCCGCTCCATCGTGGAGCAATAAGTATAAGCTACAGTGTGGCGTGGTTATATAGTACAGATCGTGGCCTATCAACGCGCAGTTTAGACTATGTTCAGCCACTGAGTAGAACCTGGACGTGTGGCCATTGAACCGACAAATGTTTGATAACGCGTGAATAATCTCTTCTAGTTTAGGCTCGAATGAGTCTGGGTCTAGAGGATTTACTGACCGTCCCTGCATCAGTATATTAGAATTGGTTGGGCTTGTATACAACGGGTTTCTAGTCATAGGGTAAGTGTCTCCAAACTCTCCCATGCGGGACAGGTTTCAGTTTTAGCATTATACTTGTCATCACCTGTTATCTCACAATAACCTTCTACATCATTGGCGTTGACAATTCCAGTGGTTCCCATCTCATCAAACTGCATGAAACAGCAACACGTCCTACATACTCTGCTTCTCTTCATAACATCTCCAGATACCCTGCAAAGCAATACAACGTGTGCAGGAAGGTTATGCCCACATAAGCTCTTACGTATTTCATCAATCTTCCTCCATATAAGGTGAATCACTAACTACATACTGCTCTGTGGTACTATTGTAAGTAAGCACACCATCGTTCTCCATGTTGAGCAAGACGTAGTGTACAGCGTCGGGATCCACTATGGGTTCCTGACTGTATGCTTGCTGATCCTGGATAAGCGCAGTGATTGTTTCCAAACGGTAGGCTATGGTTTGCAATATAAAGAATATCTTAAGTTCTAGCCCTTCGCGTTTGGATAACTGGAAACGTATTTCTTTCAAGGCATGGTGTTCGTATTGTTCGAAAGATTTTTGCTTCATCCCATGCTCCTATAAACCTTATGTTTTCTTAAGATCGAAGAGTCTGCAGGAATACTAGAAAGTTCGTCAAAGAATACTACTGTGTGGTGGAAACCGAGGAAGCGTTCTTTTTGGTAAGTACGGATAATAATGTCGAGTATCCCCTGTGTTGCGTGTACTACAATGGTTTGCTTTGATAATATGACTTTATGCGAGATGTTCAGCGCCCAAAGATTGTTCGCTACGTCCTTAATAAGGCGCTTAGCGTCCTGCTGCGTCGGCTGTATCCATATAACTAAGGCGTTTCCGTATAACAGCATATGTTTGAGCGTTGCACGTTCTTTCTTAGATAACATCAGTTATTCTCCTATGAAATTGTCTTGTCGTTATTAACAAGTCCTGGACACCAGACTGAGTCGGCCTGGCAGCCAGAACACGGTAATAATGGGCGCTATTTAAGCTCTCCTTCGTACTGAAACTCCTTTACCCTAGGGCCATCAGCTTCTGGGTATTGCATACTCCAACGCCTTCCGAAACGTGCAAACATTAACATTCTGGTGGACGCACACGTACCAAACAATATAACGTACTTATTTTGATGCGGCTGGCCACTATCAAAAGTAAAATACCAGTCCTGTTCTACTTCTGCTTCAGGTACTTCAATCATAACGTCTCCTTATTGTATAAAGTAATAACCCCAATACGCTTTAACTTCAAGCCGCCCTCCAAGCACAACACCCTCCAACCCTGTAGTCGATGACCGACGATACCATACACCGTTACGCCAGACTGAGGCATCAGAGCCATCTTCGTAATTAGAACAGAGTACAAAGGCTCCATCGTCCTCAACAAAGATAAAGAGACGACCAGCTGGTTTGACAGTGAATTCGTATCCTCTCATCGCTGTCAACGCCTTAAGATAAGCTAGTACGTCTCTCATATCCTGTGGTACATCGTCGGTAATTTCTGGGTTGCTCAGTAATTCTACTGTAGGCATGGTTGGGACTCCTTTAAATTTCATGATCACGGAAGTGTTGCATAGAATGTTTGTGCCTGGCGTCCTCTACATGGTTAGCTGTGTACTCTTCGTACAGCTCAAACAATAGCCGGTCATCGTCTTCATCAATACATTCATGGTTCTCCCAATCAGATAAGAACGTTGTGATGCATTCTTGTGGAGTGAGGATAGGTTTGAAGAAGGGCACATGAGCATCGTTAACGTACATACTGGTAAGAAGTACCCTGGCTGTTGTTGAGGACATAAGGTCTTTGGACATTACGCACTCCTTATTTCTTAACGATAGGTTTAGCTGTAAGATACAGCGCATACGCCACACCGAGAACCATCAGGACAATACCACCCCATTCTCTAGCAATAATATACGCAGCCATAAAAGGCATAGACATCGCAGCCAGGATGACTTTAGACAATAAGATAAAATGCAACGCTATGATAAGAAGCAAGCCCCAGGCGACTGGACTCGTAACCAGGCGTATACCCACAGCCCACGGTAACACAGCGTTAATCGTACCAGACAGCCGTTCCGTCTCCCGAATATTCTCGCTACGCACAGGACGTGAACTACGTTTATGCTTCTTAGGCATAGGTGGCTGCTTTGAATCACCATCAGGATGCAGCTGCTCCACTGGAGGCAAAGGCTCTCTTTCAGGGGCATACCGCCCTTCATGAACCGTCCCTCTCACCATTTCAGCAAATTGTTTTTCCGTGATACTCATTATGTGTCTCCTATTTTCAATTACCGGAACTAAAGATATACAGGTTAAGATTTATTGCAGAGTCCTTGTTCCAGTTGTTGTGTTAGTTGCTCTTCTGTTGTTCTCCAGGTCTTACAATTATTTAGGTTGGTGGTAGCTGTTGTGGCCGCTACGCTTAAAAACTTAGTTTCCCTTATTTTGTCATTATTTGTCTGGGAAGTCAAGCTTTATTTTGCGTCTTACGCGTTTTTACAGAGATCCTAGCTGGTGTAGGGTTTGCGGGACGCGGCGAGAATGGGGTTTTGTGCGTTCGCACGTTATTTTTCAGGCGTAGTGGGGGTAAGTTCTCGGAATTATAGGAAAAAAGTAGCCGGTTTAAAAATCGCACGACGCCTGCACGACGCCTGCACGACGCCTGCACGACGGCTACGTCAAGACCTGAAAAGGATGAAAGGTAGGGGAAGGTGTCATTTCACGACGGCACTACGCCTATTTTCCATCAAAAGTACGTTTTTTTACGTTTTTCGTTTTATCAACTTTTTGGCGTTGTGGCGTAGTGCCTCTATCGTAGATCCTACGTCGTCCTGTGTTTCAGGTCACGCCGTAGCCGTCGTACAAGCGTCGTACAAGCGTAGTGCTGGCGTCGTGTTTTTTAGGGGCTTAGTCTTCTGGCGAAAAGACACAGCAATAAGATACACATATTTGAATATGGTTTAAAGAAAAGAGCCTACCACTAAAGGAAATGCCTTTAAGGACATAGTTCCAGTACTGGAACTACACATACAGACGTACAACCAATAAAAAACCGCCTACCCTTACTTATTGTAAGAGAGGCGGCTTTCTACTGAGTGACTGAGTTTGGTAATTAATTTGCGTTCCACTTCCTGACCATGTCAGAAGCACAGTCTAATGCGGCAAGCAACTTACTATAGGGATGGTCGCCTATCGGGCCGAACGACTTCCTGGCCACAATGAGATTGGTTACATCGTCGAACAGCGTAGCGATATTGTCGGTATTGACAAAGTGGGTGCCATAGTTTTCCTGTAGTGCATCGAGTAGCCTTTTTTCATGGGCCTTCATAAAGTCTCCTTACATGGTCGGGTTTACAGCCATGGTAGGTTGAGTTGGGGAAGATGAGGCAGTACATAAGCTCCCGTCCTGGTTGCGGCTTATGGCGGCCAGGCTCATAGGGTGTACTGCTGCATCTAATCTTATACTACATCGTAGCGCACTCCATCCACCACAGCGTATGGTGGCCTACGGTAATTATTTTTGCACCCATCAAAGCCACCAGGACGACCATCCTCTTGCCATTGAGATATGTCGTGTGACCTAGCGTAGACTATAGCATCAGGATGAGCCGATACATGGAGTCCTCTATCTTCATACTTATGTGCCCGCCAGGAATATCCGAGGTGTGCAGTATTGGAGGATGAGTCGAGACATACAAACTGGTAATTGATCCAATTTATACCATTAGATTTTACTATAATTGTTTCCATGGTCAGAAGGTCTCCTATAATAGTTAGTGCCCATAAATCCGGCTATACTATATTGTATAACAAGATCTATGGACACTACCATATTGCTATGATAGCGTCCTAGGGAATTCTAGTTAGAGTATGTTACTCTATCGGGTTGCCGTTCCATCCGTCGGGCTGATCTTCGCCCAATCCGATAAGTACCCATTCTTCAGAGTCGGCGTCCAGCTCTACCCAAAATCGGTCATCAAGCTCAGCAGACTTGAGATTCTCCCGAATTTTGGCGCGAATTTCGCCACGTCCCATTTTGGTATCTTTGAACATGGTAAGTTCGTCTACGGAATCTCCTACCTCTACCAGATGTCCGCGAAGAGTATCCATGAATACGTTACGTCGAATTCCGCCACCGCCACCGCCAGTACGCTTCACAGCGATTGTCGTTATGGCAGCCTGAATAGATTCGTCGAGTCCGGTATACGCCGCACATCCTACAAAGTCGGCCAGGACTGATTTTGCGTCACGAACAGCGCGCTCGATACGTTTGGCTTTGATCATAGACCATTGTTGTTTCTCAGTTTTGTTCTCAAAACCTGCTGCTGGATTGTAGGCAATTGCTGTACATGCTTCACTGATTGTCATTTTAGATTCACTCATTTTGTATCTCCAATTTTTGGTGGTGGACTAATGTCCCGTTCTGTATGATGGAATTATTATCCATCTGTCCAGGAATATCAAGCGATATTCCCAGATAGATGAGAAATATTTCTATGCGAAATGTCCTCCGGCGTATCCCATACATCCTATCGAAATTTCCAGTGCTACCGTGATGGCGATTATTGCGATTATCATGTCAGAAGGTCTCCTATACTGGTGGACTCATGTCCCGTTCTGTTGATTTCTTTTTCTTCGATATCGGGTATTATGTCAAACTTTATTTTGCCCTCCGCAAACCCTTGCCTGGCTAGCGTCCTGGGACACCCTTTCCGCAAAGCCTTTGTCAGCTAGGCTTCCAGGCGGTTGTTTTTCTCAGATTATTATTTTTATTTTTGCTTTCCCGCAATCCTTAGCCAGGCTAAGCTCTGCGCGCCTCTTGTCCTGGAAGCCTTTATTTACTAGCTTCTTTGTAACTTGTTACTTAAGTGTTTGTTTTGTTAGCGTTTTTTATCTATTGTTACTTAAGTCCTTGTTTTTATAGGATTTTTATTTAACTCCTTGTTTTTATAGGACTTTTTTAAACACCCTTAAATCGTCTCGAAAACGCTCGCTGCGCGTCGATCTTCCCGCGTAGAATTTCACATAGCAAAAATTTTTTCGCAGCGCTTTGCCCAGGTTTTCGCTTGAATTCCAGGTTTTCTCGGCGTCGCTCGGGGTGTGGGGAGGGATTATCCGCCTGTTGTCCCTGTACGCAAGCACCCATAATTCCCCAACCACAATACCCCACACCTACCCCTCACAACACCAATACCCAAATCACCAATCCCCACAAAAACCAAAACCAAAAACCACTCCCCATACCTAAAAATCCGTGCGAAACACCAGCATAATTGTAAAGAAACCACGAATTGTAACTTGACTGATCATCCTTTCTTTCTATGGTTGGTCGTCGCGATGTGGCCTGAGAGTGTAAGAGGTGTAGCGTTTAAAATAGTGCTTGACTTTTTTGCTAATCCATGATAAACTTATAGTCTATATAAGTTTATTTAAAGAACACATAAGGTTAGTATGGACGATACTATTAGAGACGATTATGATATGCTTCTTCATTTAGCTGAGGAGGTTAAGCTTCCTCACGAAGAGCTTGTGGCGAAGGCGAAAGTGCTTTTCCCTAACTTCACCAATACGCCTATCTATGACGATGTTCTCGGGTCTTATGAGATTGAGGTTTATCAAACGTCACGTGCTATGGGTTTGTCGGTTGAAGATGCCGCGTACTCAGCGGAGGTTTCTAAAACTGTAATGCAGCACGCTCTTAGCGGCGAAGGGCTTTCTGTGTCCAAATTTGTCGCGTTGATTAAAGCGGAGTTGTTTGCTAGTGCGGAGTTGGTTATAAGAATGCTGCGTATTATTGAAAAAGCCGATAATAATACGGAAGTGAACGCAGCTATTGCATTGCTTGAGAAAATAGCACCAGAGAAATATGGGAAAGCTGCTGGGCTTAAACCTATCACGCCAGGTTCAGGAAAAGGAGTGGTTCTCAACTTTAGTTTGTATGAAGAAGATGAGGAATAGTTTCAATGGACATAGCCCTTTCACCACCACAAAGAGACTTCTTTACTAGTAACGCTAAGGCAACTTGCGCGGTTGCTGGTTACGGGTCTGGAAAAACAGAAGTAGCTATGTTTCGGCTAATAACGTCCATGTTGAAACACCCGAAAGCTGATTTTTTATATTGTGCGCCTACTATACCATTGATAAGAGACATATTGTGGGCCAAACTTGGAGACTTTCTTCCACAATTAGGGCTTGAGTACACGGTAAACAAGTCTGAATCTATTGTATATCTACACGGATATGGAAAGATCTTCTGTAGGAGTATGGATAACCCTGAGAGACTGATTGGGTTTCAAGTTGTTGACGCATTTTTAGACGAATTAGATACCTTAGCTACTGAAAAAGCAGAAGCAGTGTTTATGAAGATAAAAGCGCGTTGTAGGCAGCGGGTTGTTGACGCTGATAAGTCAAACGGTAAAGTTGTCTATAAAAAGAATCAAATTTTCGTAACGACAACACCAGAAGGTTTTAGGGCGACCTATAAATTATTTAAAAAAGAACCTGTGCCGGACTCTAGATTGATTCAAATGTCCACGTACAGTAACAAACACAATTTACCGGAGGATTATATTGACGATTTGAAGAATAGTTATCCTCCACAACTTATTGAAGCTTACTTGGAAGGTAAATTTGTAAATTTAAGTAGTTTAGGTGTTTGGTCTGGTTTTGATCAGGACGCGAATCATTTAAGTGTTGATATTGCTCCAGGTGAATTAGTTCACGTAGGACAGGACTTTAATGTAGGTAGAGGTTGCGCGGTAACTTACGTGGATAGGATTTTACAAAAAGAGCATCCAGCTAACACAACAGACCAACCATTAAAAGTAATGATAGCCGCTGGAGAAGTTGTAGATAGTTTTGATACCCACGATACAATTAGAGTGTTGGACGAACAATTGGATCCAAAACTCTTCAAGGAACGCTTATTATATCCAGATGCGACTGGTTCCAACAGGAAGTCAGTTAACGCAACATTAACCGACATAGCGTTAATGCGGCACGCAGGGTTTAGGATAAAGCAACTAAACCAGAATCCTCCAATAAAGGATCGTGTCACCGCATCAAATGCTGCTTTTTGTAATTCTTTAGAGGTTAGGAAGGTGTTCGTAGACACAAAGAAGTGCCCAGTGTTTACGGAATCCTTAGTGCAGCAAGCCTACGATAAGAATGGATTACCAGAGAAAGGCGCTCTTAAGAGCGACGATATTACTGATTCAGGTACGTACCCAATATACTTTCATTTTCCTTTACGCCCTAATAAAATGTTTACTACATCCGTAGGAGGCTTGTAATGCCCGCCCCGACCAAACCGAAGACAGAAGAAACTGGCGCAACTGCAGGCGTAGATACTAAGCATCCAGCGCATACAGCGATGTTGGATAGTTGGGCTGTAATGTACGACACGTGTGTCTCTGAAAAACACGTACAGAGCAAGGGCGTAGAGTACTTACCAAGACTTGATGAAATGACTGACCCCCAGTACGAAGGGTACAAGCGTCGTGCAGAGTTCCCAATGTTCACAAAGCATACGCTTGATAGTTTTGTTGGTATGGCTATGAGAAAGGATCTTCTCATCGAAGGCATTGACGAGGAACATCCTTTCTTTAAAAATTGTGATGGTAAAGGTACCTCTATACAAGGGTATGCTGAAAAATTGGTAAGGCAGTTTCTACAGTACAGACGCTGTGGCACGCTTATTGAAATGCCGTCAACTGATCCAAATCAATCCCTGGCTGACGCTGAAGCACAAAACGTAACTGCTAGATTGGCTTTTTACAATCATACTTCTATTATAAATTGGAAGACAAGCACAGAAAATAATATAAACACACTGACTCTTGTAGTGCTTCATGAACTTAAGGACGTCTCAGAGAATGAGTTTGAACACGTCTATGAAAACAGCTACCGTGTGCTAAGATTAGTTAAAGGCGTTTATTCGCAAGAGATTTATGATAACGACCTGGTGCATGTAAAAACGATCACACCCTTTAAGGACAACAAGCCTTTTAGTTTTATTCCTTTTGTGATTCACGGAGGCCCTACAGTAGCGTCGCCTATAATGCTACCAATCGCTGAACAGAATATTCATTGGTATATGAAGGATGCGGATTATCAGCATGGACTACATTACACAGCGTTACCAACTCCTTGGGTTGAGGGGGTAGATCCAAAAGATGAAAACGCACCCAAGACAATTGGCCCACAAAAGTTGTGGTTCCTGCCATTGGGCGCTAAAGCTGGAATGTTGGAGTTCTCAGGCAAGGGTCTTGGAGAAGTAAAAACCTCCATGGATAGTACAATGAGTAACATCACTGTATTGTCCTCTCAGATACTAGTGCCGAAAAGTGCGTTTGACGAAACAGCTACAGCGGCAAGTATACGAAGTGCGACAGAAACGGCAAGTTTATCGTCAATGGTCAGCGGCCTTAGCGAAGAGCTTACAAATCTTGTTGTAGTTGCATCTGATTGGGGAGGCTTCTTTGTTGAAGATACTAAAGTCCAGATTAACGAAGACTTTATACCGTTAACGCTCAGTGGCGCAGATGTTTCGTCTTACGTATCATCTGTACTCAAGGAAGGTTTCAGTAAGAAGACTCTCTTTGAACTTCTCAAGAAGGGTGAGATTATCGAAGGTAGCCGTCAATTTGAAGATGAGATGGCTGATATTGAGAAGGAAGCCGAAGCTAGAAGAGAGACAGAATTGAAGATGACTGCGGCGCTTGCAGCAATTGAAGCTAAGGTTGACGCCTTAGTTACCGCCAACACGCCGGAAGATCCGGAAGCTAAACGACAGAAGGGACAGAAACCGTCTGATCCTCCTGCCACTAACTCCGCTGATAAAATAGCGGACGAGTAGTATAAAAACCACCATAGGAGAAGGAAATGGCAAAAACAGAATTAGAACTAGCCGTCGAAGCAGCAGTGAAAGCAGCTACGGAAGGGCTTGTGAGCAAAAACACCGAACTTTTGGGAAAATTAAAAACGGCCAATGAAGGGTTGGTCAAGATTGAGGGCTTAGATATTGCTGCACTCACCTCGGCATCAGAAGAGCTTGCTAAGCTAAAGGCAGACAAGCTTGAAGCGGACGGTGAGTACAAAAAGATGTATGATCAGCAGAAGATAGACAATAAGACAACAATTGATAAGCTTACACTAAGCAACACTGAACTCGTCACTAACCTGGCGAACAGCACAAAGACAAACGCACTATCTACCGCTTTGCTTGGTAGTAAAATCAAACCTGAACTCCACGATGTTGCAGTAGCCACGCTTTTGGATAAAGTGGCCGTAGGTAAAGATGGGGTGCCTGTTGTTGGAGACAAATCGGTGGTCGACTACGTTAAAGACTGGGCGACGACTGATGTAGGAAAACACTTTATCATAAGTGGAAAATCTGGCGGAGGTGGTGACGGTAGTGAAGACGGCAACCTGGACGCCAGTGAAAAATTCTTTGATAAAAAGAATGCAGCTTACAATTTGACAGAGCAATCTAAGATTGCAACGTCAAATCCAGACCAGTACAAAGCACTCAAAGCAAAATTTAATTAGTTTTAAACAAATTGCGGCTTGGTAAAGCCTAGTACGCAATTGTGAGATAAGTTTAATTGGTGAAGCCAATTGAGCGTTCTGCTAAAGGCGGTATCTACATCATGAAGATGAAGATATCGTCTTTTTATTTATTCACAATTTATGAGGTAATACCATGGCCACAACTCAATTGTCAGACATTTATAACCCTCTCGTATTCGAAGCAGCTGTAGACGAAGCAGCTGCAGAACTTAATGCTTTTTTGCAGTCCGGCGTTATGGTTGAAAGTCCAAAGTTAAGCAACATGGCATCTGTCGGTGGCAATATTGGGGAGCTTCCTTTCCATTCGCCATTAGCTACTGCAACAGAGCCTGATTATGTTGATGATGATCCAGCGCATACTTCCACGCCTGCAAAGATCGGAACAGCCAAGATGATTTATCGCCTGGCTTCTATGCATTACTCCTGGTCTACAATGGATCTTACTCGTGAGCTTGCCCTGATGGATCCGCTTGCCGCCATTGTACAAAAAATCGGCGGATGGTGGGCTACTCAGAAGGAAAAGCGTGTTATCCAATCTGCAATGGGCGTTTTGGCTGATAACATAGCTAATGACTCGGGCGATATGGCTAACGTTATTTATTCCGACTTAGCATCTCCTGCAGATTCCAATATCATTTCTGCTGAAGCTGTTATCGACACACAGCAGACATCTGGAGATCATCAAGGCGTTTTCACCGCAATTGCTATGCATTCTGTTACTTATAGTAATCTCAAGAAGCAGAATCTGATTGACTTTATTCCCAACGCAAGTGGCGCTGTCGTTATTCCTACGTACCTTGAGTTGCGGGTTGTTGTTGACGACTCTCTCCCAGTTACCGCTGGTTCGAATTCCCCTGCGTACACCACTATTCTTTTCTCTACTGGTGCTTTTGATCATGGAAAAGGAAACACCATGAAGCCTTCGGAACTTGAAAGAGTCGCTGGAGCCGGTTACGGTGGCGGCCAGGATATCGTTCACTCTCGCTCCGCTGACATCATTCATCCTTACGGATTCCAATTCGTATCCGCCAGTATTGTTGGACAGTCCGCTACCTTGGCAGAACTTGCCGAAGCTGTTGAGTGGGATCGTGTTGTAGCTCGTAAGCAAGTTGGGATGGCTTTCCTCAAGCATAACAACTAATTAACCTCCGCATAGGACGCGACGCCTCCTCTTTGTTGACGAGGCGTCTTAATTAAATTCGCTGATAAGAGGACTACAATGAATGTACAAGGATTGCCACAAGGACGAAACGGAACAGATTCCATAAACAAAAAACTCCCTACACAGGGAACTGCAGTTTGTTCAGTCAAGGCCGCAGGAAAGCTTACCGTTGATACTCAGGTTACAGCGGAAGACACAATGACTGTCGATGGTGTTTTGTATACCTTTAAAGCGGGAGCTACAGCGGCAGCTAATCAAATTGGTATAGGCGCGAATGTCGCGGCTTGTTTGGTTGCTATTGTGGCTGCGCTTGATGGTTCAGATACCTTCAATACCGCACAAATTAGAATAGATGTCCCTGCCGCCTTTACAGGCGACGATTTAGTGTTGACCGCCAAAAATGCGGGTACGTATGGAAACGCCATACCTACGGTAAGTAGTTTTACCACGGGAACAAATCTCTTTGATGCTGTGGTACTGGGAACAGAAGCCGCAGGGGTTGACGGAACGTCTGGGGAGCCTGGAGATCAGTTGATTGACGCTTCATATTTGTATGTATGCGTTGAGAAGGATACGGTAGCAGGAAATTGGCGAAGGATTTCCCTTGGAAGTGCTTATTAAAAATAAAATTTTAGCGCTCAACTTATAGTAAGTTGCGCGCTAATCACCACCATTGAGGAAAGAAAATGAAAAAGACTCCGTTAAAAGAAAAGACAAAACTTGAAGTAGAAGAAAAGGCAAAGCCGGCAGTAGAAGAAAAACTTGACGAACCCATCATGGATCTGTCTTTGGCTTCTCTAAATGAGATGGCACGCAAATCCGCTAGTGATCGCAAAGAAGCTGAGAAAAAGGACTAGAGACGGCAATGGCTATTACACCTATCATAACAATCGCAGAAGCGGATGCTTATTTAGCGGGTTACGCAGATTGGTTGGCGCTTACAGATCCTGAAAAGGAAGCACATATTTATAACGCGAGTTTGTACATCCAAACAGGATGGACATGCGTAGACGTTGACTGGACGGATACCGTTAATATTCCAGAAGAGATTAAACACGCTTGTGCTTTGTACGCCCTGGCGGACTCTGTTGGTAATCTGTACGGTGAACCTGAAACGGCCGATACCAGAAAGACTACTCGTGAAATGATAAAGGCAGGTTCTATCACTGTGGATGAAACCTTTGCTGGCGCGGGTTCTAACGAAGTAGGCGACCTTAGTTCTTTTGGTCTTCCAGATTCCTTAATGAGTATCCATTGCACTACCGCAATAGGAACTGAAGATTTAACACGGGTGTAGTTAATGTTTAGAGGCATGAAGAAGTTTAAAAAGGCAATAAAGAACTTTGCCGACGACATACCAAGAGGCGGACATGCCGCTATTCAACGAGAAGCAGGGCATTGGTTTAGTGAGGTCGTAGACCTTACACCGAAATTGACAAACTTCGCTTCTAGTATGTGGAAGACCAGCATAAATAGCAAACCTCCAAGAGGAGGAGACATACAAAAACCAAAAGAAGGAAGTTTCTCTCCTGCAAAGACACCTACTTTTTCTAGACTTAAAGCTGATGACACGTTATACATCTTCAGTCAAGTGGCTTATATTGGAAGATTAGAGGATGGTTACTCTTCACAAGCACCAGCAAATTTCTTTAAGAACTCAGCACGAAGAGCTGATAGAAGATTGCAAAAGGAGTTTGACAAACTAGATGACTGATCTCAGAGCAAAAATAAAAAACAAGGTGAATAAAGGGCTTGATAAGCTCGGAACAGTTCAACGCGCCATTACGTACTCCGCGATGAGCGCCTCTGCTTATGACGAAGCAACAGGAACTTGGACGAACACCGTATTGTCCACGGACAATATAAGTGTTGTGTTTTCTGAGTTTGTTCCAACTCGATCCTTCTCAACCGATATTCTAAATGACGAAGAACCTATTCGAACAATTGACAGGTTAGTAATTTTTTCTTCATTGTTAATGACTGTTGTACCAAGCGTAAACGATGTAATAGAAGACCTAGAGACACACGTATTTTGGAGAGTACTTGGCGTAAGCGGAGATCCAGCAGACGCACACTATGAACTTCACGTAAGGCCATTTGACAATGTCTAGTAATACCGTGAGACAACTGCTTGAGACACGATTAAACTCCGAATGGGGCGCAAGCACCGTTATATTTTGGGATGATTCTAATAAAGTGCCTAAAACGGGAGTACCATACATTCGTTGCACTCTTGATGGTATCGACAGTGAGAATTTATCTATAACCTGCGTTAGAGACTTTGACTTGTTGACAATACAAGTATTCACGCCCAAAGGAGCAGGAGCAGGAGCAAACCTCTTATTGTGTGACGAATTAGTTAGAATTTTTCGCAATTACGCGATCAGTACGCTGCTCTGTTTCAAAGTCGTAAATGAGAGAGTAGGGAACTACAAGGAGTGGTACCAGCGAAACGTCATAATCGACGTTCAAACTGACACTCACACGCCTTAGATAATTAATAAAAGGAGTACGACATGGGAGCACAGGGCAGCCAAAGCGGTATATCGTTTAGACTGGAAGCGGTCTGGGGTTCAGTGGATCCGGGACAATTCAATGGAGTTAACTTTGTGTCTGAAGACATGGCGTTCAACATTGAGAACCAAGTCTCAAACAATGTAAGACCAGATAGACAGACAGTTGATCTTGTTCAGGTTGGCGCTGAAACAGGGGGTGGTTTTGAAACAGAATTCCAAGCTACTAATCTTGACTTGTTACTTCCTGGATTCTTGTATGACGATAAAGTTGGTGGTGGTTGGAACACCCCTCCTGCTGGCGAGTCAGTTGTTTTTACAATAGAGACAGGCGGAGGATTAGGCGGTATAATGACCGTGGCCGATTCTTCTTTGTATAAGATAGGACAATGCTTCTGGATTCTTGGTTCTGTATCCAATAATATTTTTGTCAGAGTCAAGGCGCTTCCAGACGGAACGCATGTTCAGGTCGTTCAGCCTCTAGTGACGGAGTCTTCTGTAGCAGTTACTTTCGAAGGCGAGTACATTCGTACAGGTGTCGCCAAACGTTCTTTTTCAATTGAAAGAGCCAACAACGACGTTAGTCAATTCTTTTTATACACAGGGATGACACCTAATACGTTGGAAATGACGATCGAGGCTGGTTCGCCCATTATGGCAAACTTAGCGTTTATCGGAGAAGACGAGGCGCTTGCACAAACAACGGCTAGTACAGGAGCGCCTACTGCGCTGCCAGTCACTCCAATTTTGAATGCTGTTTCCTCTGTTGGTGAAATCGCTATTGATGGTGCGGCTCTCTCGTCTTGCTTGTTGCAGAAGGTAGATTTTACTTTAGATAATCAGGTTGCCGGAAAGACTGGAGTAGCAAAACTTGGTTTTTGTGACGCTGACGCGAAGTCCATTCTCATGGGCGGCAGCATTTCAATGTACTTCAACGACGAGACTTATTATAATCGGTACTTAAACTCCGCAGCCTTCAGTTTGTCAATTACATTGACAGATTCGTTAGGCAACTCTTATAACTTGTATTTGCCAGAATGTAAATTTGATTCTGCAACTGCTAACGTGACAGGGAAGGACGATGATGTAATGGTAGAAGGGACTTTCGTCGCTATCATGGATCCTGACGCCTTGTTTACTTTTCAAATAACCCGCAACTTAGTGTAAGACTTAGAGGGGAGGGGTGTCAGTCTCCTAATGGTGGTGACTGCACCCTGAACCTCTTCTTAAGCCACCATAAAGGAGAAACAATGAACATTTCTGATTTCGCAACAGATGAGCTATTGGAAGTCAAGGGTGTATGGCGCAACATAGGCGATGGAGCATCACTTAAAGTCGCACGTGCCAACAACACCGCGTACATAAACATGCTTCGCGAAGAAATGGCTCCGTACAGATCGGCGACATGTACTGATGAAGAAGCTTCGGAGATTTTAATACGTGTTATGGCTAAGACCGTTCTTCTTGATTGGAAGGGATTGGACGACAAAGATGAGAAAGGTAAAAGGTTTCCGATCAAATACAGCTTTGAGAATGCTATTAGGTTACTTACAAAGTACAAGGAGTTTAGAAACCTTGTAAGGAATATTGCGCAGGACATTGAGAATTATAGAAGTATAGGTATTGGTGAGGTCGTTGCGGACATAAAAAAGCCTTAGCTTGGAAGGTTAAGTACACTTCCGAACAACGGGCATGGTTCGAAAGGTTGGCTAAGGACGGCATAACTACAAAAGGACAGGATGCCAAGCCAAAAATATCTCCTGAGACAAACCGAGTGCTCAACATCTATCACACGTTGCAATACTTCAATAGTAGTATTTACGATTATTGTCGTTTTCAGCGGATAACGAGCGAAGACGAACGAGACTACCTTCTTCAATGTGTAGTGTACATTGATAAATTGTACAAGGAGAAAAAGTAATGGCTGTATTAGTTGCAACTCTCGTAGCGAATGAGTTTGTGTCTGGCGCAGGTCAGATGGTGGGCGCTGCAAAGTCCATAGTAACTTCGTTAACGGAAGCAACAAACACAATCCAAGCTATGGAGAGTGTTCTAATTTCGTCTGCAGGTTCATTGTCAGCAGCCAGAGTAGATCTAGGCTCCATTAGAGAAATTACAGACTCCCTTGGAACGTCGTTTGAGGGCGCTGTTCTGCCGTTTGCAAAATTCGCAGCCTCCGCTACTCAATTCAAAAAAGAGCAGATTTTTACTATGTTTGAGGACGTTTCGACGGCTCTCGCAGGGATTCACGCGCCCGCACGTACGGCAGAGGGCGCATTCCTCGCTTTGCAGCAGATAGTATCAAAAGGTAAATTGTCTATGCAGGATTTACGTAGACAACTTGCTGAGCATATTCCTGGATCAATGGCAAAAGCCGTAAGAGCTTTTGGAGACGGCAAATCGACATACAAAGAATTTGAGGACGCCGTACGAGAAGGCGACGTTGTTATCTCTGACTTCTTGCCCAAGTTCACGGAGTTGATGAGAGTTGCAGCTGAAGGCGCAGCAGCCAGAGCAGCAAAGACACTTAATGCTGAGATGGAGAGGACAAGAACTTCGTACTTATTGTTTCGAGAAGAATTGGCTAGAACTTCTGGATCAACCGAATCATGGATCGGTATACTCAAAACGCTTCAAACAGAATTGTTTGGGAACGAGCAAGTCATGACGGGAATGGCCGATGTAATGAAGCCAATCAACGAGCACGTACTAAGATTGGTAAAAGGGGCTTCTGAATTAGTTCCTCTTATAGGAAAACTGTTTGTAGTTTGGGGAGAGGGCGCTAATAAAGGTGCCGAATTAGCTGACGTTTTCTTCGGACTATATAAAGGTATGTTTGACGTTACTACAGGTACTCGGTCGTTGTCTGAGGCTTGGGGAGACTACCTAGATAAAGTAAAGAATGTGACTGGACTGAACGCAGCAAAACACGCGATGGAGGAATCCCTAGCGCTCTCTGATAGGTTGATGATAAAAAATAGAGAAGTGGCGGAAGAGAAGTTGCGAGTAGAGCAAAAAATTAAAGACGATTTGATAAACGCGGAATCAGATAAAGCTAAGCTACTCGAAGCTGCACAGCTCCAGCGAGTAGCTACTGTCAAGGAAACCTACGAAGCAACTGGAGAGTTGGCGCAGGAGCACTTTGACAATGAGACCGCCTTACTTGAAGCAAAGGCGGACACCTGGATAGCCGCAGGTGTTAAGATAGCAGACGCAGAAGCCTGGCTGGAGAGAGAAATCTCCACGCTTCAAAAAGAGATGAATAAGGAAGTAGAAGCGACCATACAATCTTATGCAAACTTGGAAGCCGCGCTTAAAAGAACTATTGAGTGGACAAAGAAAGCAGCGGAGGAGCAAGCTGCGAGTGGTCTCTCCGTTCTTATAGGCGGAAAAGAAGCCAGGTGGGACGGTGATCGTTGGGTGACTGAAGATCAAGGCCCTATTGGGGATGTGCCTGAGCCACAACAACAGCAGCAAAATAACAGTGGAGTCGGCGCACAAATAACGAACAACTTCACTCAAAAGATGAGCAAGAGTCAAGTATTAGATATTACTCAACAACAACAAAGAGATGCTGCGAGGTATTAGTATATGGCAACACTAATGAAATTTGAGTCCGGAGCCTCTACGTTACAATTTGAAGCAGCTGCGGATTATCCTGCATCGCGACCTGTAGCGTTGTTCCAGGTTCAAGACAGAACAGCAGCTGGAGTTCTTCAGGTGGAGGATCTTGGTGTAAACGTTAGTAAGCGAACACTCGCTTTCAACTTAATGCCAAAGGTTGATTATTTAGCGCTCATTGACTGGTTTTTAAACGTAGCTAACGGAGGTATGGTTTCGTTTGACTTTACCGACGAAAGAGGCGTTGTAGGAGAGGTCGTTATTCTCGATAGTGTTATAGACTTCCCTGAAACAAGTTTTGAAGTATACTCAGGAAGACTACAATTGGAATATGTATGAGAACTGACTTAACTCCAGCCTTTTTGGCAGCAATGGTTCAAAAGCGTCGTAAGCCGATTCAAGTGATGATTTTTCACTTTGAGTCTGTGGACGTAGGTGACGTTTTTATTAGCGATAGAGATATCGTAATTAACGGACAACTGTATCAAGGCTTGGTAGAGAGTTGGGGGAATCTTACAACGGTTGGCGCCGAGAACGCTATCAGCTCTACAATGCAACTCACTGTAACATTATGGAACGGAACAAGTCCTAAGCCTTTTACAGACTATTTCTTTTACGAAGATCCAATAAGTGTGTTTGTTGATATCTATCAAGGTTTTGAAGGCTTGTCTTTTGAAGAATTCGCATTTATTGGCGAGTTCACTATCCAGGATCCTCTTGAATTTAATGAAGCAAGCGCACTTATTGATATTGAATTAATAACGTCTAACATGCGTTATTATGCGCAGGTAGGGGAGTACTTAACAAGAGAGAAGTTTCCAAATGCACTAAGTAGGGACGTTAATAAACCAATCTCTTTGATTATTGGAGAAGCAGGAGAAGTAAGCTGTTTATGCTCAAAGAAGCCTCCAGTAACCTCAATGTTAGGTTCAATTCTTAAGAATCCAACAAGAGTTTACGCAAATGCTGATCTTGACAAGCTGAGCTTTTCTACACCTGCGGGCTTTCTCCAGATTGACGATGAAATAATAGAATACACTACTCGTACAGCGGATTATTTTGAGGTAGTCGCGCGTGGACTCTTTAATACTGAGAGGAGCGATCATACTGATGGGTCTGAGATCATCCAAGCACAAACGACTGTTGAGTATATTGTAGGGCAAGGGCCAATTACTAGTATAGACGATGTAAAAGTAAAAGGCCAAGCACCAACAATTGACTTTGATGTATTTCCTGAATTGAATCCTGCTAAGATTGTGTTTCAAGCACAACCTCTTTTTACTGACTATTCAAAAGGTGCAAGGACAAGAGAAGAGTACTTTGATTCACCTGATGCATTAAATACAGCACTGTATCCTAGCTACGCGTACAACATAGAGGATAAAGCTTTAGGCGCTATTATTACTAGACAATCCCTTTACGGTTCTGTGAGGGACGTATTAGCCTTGTTACAGACAGATGAAGTTACCGATAAGGGACAAATTGTTAACGTCTTTTTGAGAGTAGATCATTGGGCTACAAAGGCGTATAAAAATGATGGCGTATACGTAACTATAGATGGAGTACCTGTAATCCTTGGTTGGTTGAATAGACCAAACGAAAAAGATATTTTTGATATGGGCGGCGAGGTCGATATCGACCATGAACACGATCACGAGGATGGCGAAGGTCATGATCATGACAATAAAGATCCGTCGTTATTGACGGTCAATCCTCAACATCTTCATACTTCCTCCGCAGCAGGGGCAGAATATGTGGACGGTTCCACGACTGGGCTTCCAATAACTATCACGCCAGGCACTGGAAGCACGCTAAGAACCTACTACTACGCTTCACACTATTTGTCGTCCATAATAGCACAAAAGGTGAGAATTCAGTTTATTAATCAAGCTGTCTCTTATGTCGAACTGTATATTCCTGGCAACAATCCTGTATGGAGTGGATCTAAAACAGTAGATCAAACCTTCAACTTAACTTCTTTTGTGTCCTCCCTTTCAATTCGATACGGAGCTAGAGAGGCTATTGGAGGTAATGTAAAGCTTGTTGAACTTACGCTCACCACAACTTATAAAAGCGGTGTTGATTTCTTTACTACATCAGTTAAAGCGGATATTGATCCTGCGAACGATAAGGCGTCAGAAGTACTAAACCAGTTACTAGATAGTAACAACCAACCTATTAGTAAAGGAATAGATGACGTTGCACCATTGATCGAGCTTGACCTTCTGGGCGATCCGATTAACAGACATTTAATAACCACGCTAAAAGAGAATGCCTCCAGGTCAGTTGCTCAGAGATTTGATGTGACGGATCACTTAGAGAAAATTGACTGGAGTTGGATGAGTAATGGCGGGCTTGGGCGTAGAGTTAAGCTTACTTATTGGACTTCCGCCGCCCCAGAAGACGTAGAGATAATAGTCACTTATATCGGTTTTGAGGTTGAATATCGACAGAGAGAAGTTAAGACAACAGATGAAATTACCTGTTCCGTCACAAATAATGTAATAGAGAATCGTCCAGACGCTGTAATACAATACCTACTAACAGAGAAAGCGGGCGTACCTGAATCTATGCTAGACTCTGTATATCGTAATAGTCCTTATTGGGATGATACAGACATATGGGATGATACAGACATATGGACAGACACAGGGCAAACTTCAGTCGTACCCGAGGGCGCTTTGTTTGAAGAGGCTGCAGCTTGGTTTGATTTTCATTATTATAGATTAGACGGGGTTATAGACGGCGGTTTGTCAGTAAAAGCTGCTATTCAGAAAATCACCTGGCAGACTAGGTCAAAATTACTGTGGCAGAACGGCAAAGCTAAATTAGTCGTATTGCGTAAAACTGATGATTGGCTTATAGCAAAGGATCTTAACACCGATCAAATCCAATTAGCCTCGTTTTCAGCAAAACGTAGTCCAGTAGCCGACATAGTGAATAAAATTGATCTCTTCCACACGATTGATAGATTGTCAGACGCTGAAGGAGCAGGCAAATATCAACGAACTTCCTATGTAAGCGACGCAGCTAGTATTTTGAAACATGGAGAAAGAGTAAAGCCAGAGCAATGGCTTTTCGATCTTGTAAGAGATCCTTATGATATTGATGAAGATATTCCATCAGCGGTTGATGATGAAACTTCCCTTCCGTCAATGGCCAACAATCTCGCACATTTTTATCTTTGGTTATTGGGAGAGAGTGTTACCTACTACAGTTTTCGTGGGTATTTAGACAGTTACGACATTGAAAAGGAAGATTACATAACCGTCTCTACTTTTAAATTTCAGTCGCTAAATAAACTCCCTGTCTCCGTTAAAGAATTGGCTAGAGTTTTCGGATCAGGAAAGAACAACCAAATAAATACCCTCTCTTTCGTAGCTCAGTCCGTCCGACCAAACGCATTATGGCTTCCTATAGGCGCGCCCATAAGGGACGATCAAGGCGCAGAACTAGAGGCCGTGGTAATGAATGACATCCTGGAGATAGACTTGGGATTGGACTCATTTTTAGGCGATAGCGCCGTGCTCGAAGACGCATTGTCGTTTGTAGATACAACTGACGTGATAGACAGTGTAAGCCCCTCAGACTACTTATCATGTAGAATCAAATTCAATCCAGCAATAAGTGGAGATGTGGAGATGATAGACGACATTGTTTCTGATTTCAACCTTATCTTAGAGGACGCTATATCTTTGGGTATTCAGTTTGGTTTAGATCATAAATTGTGTATGGGTTCCTGCGGTTTTGGAGCGCCAAATTGCGAAATTCCTTTTGGATCAAAAACAAACTTAACTAACGATGAAAGCGAAAATACAGCCTTGACAGACCAACTCCTAATTTTGACAGAGACTGGAATTGACGAAGCCGTTCTAGCAGAAGATACTTTAATAGCTTCTGATGGGTTTGGATGTTCCTCGATTGGTGATGGTTTAGGAATTACTACGTTTGGAGATTTAGGAATAGCAGATTGTGGAGATCTCCTCATTGACGGTAATTTTGTATGGGGTGAAAAATATTGGACTTTTGATCCTCCTTGGATTCTTAGTTTAGATCGAATTGCCTACTGCTCTTATGGTTTGGGAGCGACAACATCCTTAAGACAATTCGATGTCCCATATGAGGCGGGAGAAACATATAGAGCAACACTCTTTGTAACAAGAATGTTAGGAAACTACAGAGTCTTGTTAGGTGATGTTTATATTCAAAGTAGTACATCAGGTTGGGTCTACTATGATCTAACACCCACTGACACTAGTGGTCGATTTAGAATTCAAGCACAAACAGGGTTTGAAGGGTACGTATCAAAAATTTCATTAAGAAAAATTTCTTAAGAGAGGAAAAAAGATGAAACAGAACGGCTTACAAGATGGAATCACCACAAGCGGAATAGTAGTTGCAACGCTGCGCGGGCCTGATGGCAAGATTAAATCCAGAACACACCACAATATGGTTGTGACAGCAGGAAAGGAGCATGTTGCGGATCAGCTGGCGGGATTATTGCAGGGCAGTATGTCCCATATGGCTATAGGTACTGGAGCAACGGCGCAAGCCCTTACGGATACAGCACTTCAAACGGAGCTTAATAGGAAGGCATTTACCTCTAAAGATCAAGGAGTGGGAGGAGACGCGAACAAAGTGATTTATGTCACTTCTTGGCCCGCTGGAGAAGGCACTGGAGCGATTACAGAAGCTGGGATATTTAATGCAGCTAGCGCTGGAACGATGTTAGCTCGAACTACTTTTCCTGTTAAGAATAAAGGCGTAAGCGACAGCTTAACCCTCACTTGGACTCTGAGCATCAATTAATAGGGAGGTGCATTGTAATGGGAAGGACTTACACAACAAATTTGAAACTTTCAAATCCTGATTCCGGAGAGTGTAATTGGGACGTTGATTGGCATAGAAACCAGACCATAAAGGATGTTGTTGAAAAACAAATGATGATGCGTAACTTTATCTTCACGGGGGGTGCTCTCTCTTACGGAGGTTCCGGTACTTTAATCGCCTACAGTCTCGGAAGAGCGCAGGTTGCGGACGTATCATATGACTTTGGCGCTGGGACGCTTACAATGGCTTTTGCTGCAGCTGGCGAAACAGTGATGAACTTTATTTACATAAATTCGTCTGGAGTAGCTAGTATTTCAATAAGCCAACCTATTGGAGATTATACCCTTCTTGGTATCGCTGATAGCGATGAAAGCGGAGAAATGGTTAGAGTTTCTGATTTACGCGCCTATGAAATAGGAACAACTGAACCTTTTGTTGAAAACATGGCGCTTAATGGAACCTTCGATCTTTGGGAGTACGCGATAACTCAAACATCAAGTGGGTATGGTTCTGACAACAGGTTTAAAAACTTGAATACAGGTTCAACAAAAGTCCATAGTATGCAGGACTTTACGCCAGGGCAGACAGACGTGCCTGGGAATCCAAAGCATTTTTCAAGAACTGTTGTAACATCTGTGGCAGGTAGCGCAAATAGAGTTTTCAAAAAGACAAGATTACTCGATATAAGTAGATTCGCTGGTAAGCAGATCGCAGTTATTTTTTATGCTAAGGCGGACTCTTCTAAAGATATCTCTTTAAGCTACTCAAAAGTATACGGCGATGGCGGCACCGCTGGCGATTATGCAGTAGAAATTGAAACTATCGCGTTAACAGCAACCTGGGCCAAGTATAAAGCGTTCTTTGATGTACCTAATAACGCAGGAAAGACCCTCGGGGATCTTAGTTATTTTACACTCGATATATATTTTGATGCTGGTTCAGATTTCGATTCAGTTACCAATACTTTGGGGCAACAGAGTGGAACCTTTGATATTGCTGAGTATCAAGTGTATGAAACAGCAAATAAAAGAGAATTATCTGTGCTACGTCCGGCTCTTTTGGAGATAAAGAGGGAATGCCATAAGTACCGTGTGTCTTTGTCTACCCTCAGATCTAGGTTTTATAGCGCTGCAACTTCCGCTTATGAGTGGTATTTTACATTTGCTTACAACGAGATGATACAAGCTCCTGACGTATTAATAGAAGCGACACAAGTTGGGTTAACAGGCAATCCAACGCTTGTAGAAGCCCTTCCATATCATCTCACACTTTCGGCAGAAAAAACCAGTACGCCAGGCATCGGAGAGTTTAACACAGATGTTACTCTTGACGCAGAGCTGTAAGGAGAGAAAATGGCATATCAAGAACTAATTAATGGTGAGTCTAACGGCATCCACAGAGGGAAGATCAACTCCCAAACGTCTGAGTTGTATTCCCTGAAACTAGAGGCTTCACAAGTTCTAGTGAAGGGGAATACGGTGAATTTTACCCCTACCCTACCATTTGACCCAGTTACAAAGTCTTATGTTGACGAGCTTTTTGTCGGATGGGAGACGGTGTACAATCCTCAAGCCATAGCCGCAGATGTGTTTGCGAGGGGGAGTCACACAGGGGTACAGGCGACTTCTACAATAACTGAGACCTCGTTGGCCAGATTTGTTTCTACGGCCCAAATCACTAATTGGAATCAGAAGGAAGATGGTATTGGCGTTAAAAATACAGCCTTCAATAAGAACTTTGGTACAATTGTAGGTGCCGTTTCAGAAGGCAATCATACGCATACAAAAACTGATATTGGCTTAGGGAATGTTGATAATACAGCTGATGACGACAAAGCCGTTTCAACGCCGCAACAAGCAGAAATTGATTTAAGAGTGCCTTATCTGAATGCAGATCCAATAATCTTCAATCCACAGTTAACTCCTCCTGCATACTACGAAGGAAAGATCTTCTATGATGATGCCACTAAAGGTTTAGCGCTGTATACCGATATTCCTGATGTTACTTGGAATCTTGGACAAGAAACGCTTGTAAGAATCATCAACAAGACAGGAGCTACTATCCCTAATGGTTCGGCTGTTAAGCCTACAGGGGTGGACGCCTTGTCCACTCTTCCCACGGTAGCATTAGCGTTAGCTGATACTTTCTTTAACGCGTTAGTAGCAGGGATTGCCACCCACGATATAGTAGATAATGCCGAAGGCTTTATAACTGTTCAAGGAAGAGTTAATGACGTAGATTTAAATGGGTACAGTCCAGGTGTTACATTATTCTTATCAGACACGATTCCAGGCGGTTATACAATAACACGACCACTCATAGCAACTCAAATTGGAGGCGTGTTAGTTACAGGCGCAAACGGAGCATTGCAGTTAGAGATAGAAAACAACGTCACATTGCCTCCAGTATTTGGTTACATCTACGGCGTCCCAACGTATGCTGCGATCTCCTCCTCTTATCAGAATTTCACTGAATACGATAATGAAGTAAGTATTAACGCCGTTGTTGACGTAACTGCAGGCACCATCGAAGTTCCTAATAGCGGTTGGTACAGAGCCACAGCGAGCATCTCGCTATTGACCAATTCACTCACATCTGCGAGATATGTGTCGATTCAGATATGGGACGTAACGGATTCAGAAGAACATGGTGTGTATGTAGTGACCATAGCCAGAAGCACAGAAGAATCTAGTAGATCTTTTTCATTTCCTACAGAATTAGAGGCAGGGCATGAGTACATTGTCCGATATAAGTCAGATGAAATTTTTACAATATTTACAGTAACAAATCTTTCTTTTGACCTTGAGTCAATTGCGATAGCATAAGCTATAAAATCCATCCCGAAAGGAGGTAGTCTTCATGGGTTACTCAGTAAAGCCTAGACCTAACTGGGGCAAAAACAAGTTGGCAAGAAATCGAATGGCGTGGGCGTTATGGCGCATACGCAAGAAAAGAAGAACGCAAGCTGTGGCGGAGCTTAAGATCTGTCTGACAGGCGCAAAAGCATGGTGGAAAGACACCTGGATTTCAGACGAATCCCAACTAAAAGACCTAGCTGCCACAGGCACTCATGTTGCGACTAAGGCAGTCTCCTGGGAATCAGACGGATCAAGCTATGGTACAGTTGACCTCGCTGGATACGAGCACCTGAATGCAGAAGTGTGGACTCTTGAGATTGAGTTTTATAATAAGGTTGCTATTGATAACGGTACGGCAGGGATGGAACCTTTACATATTGACTCTGACAATGCTGGTACTGGTGTACGTCTTGGGTCTACTACCGGAGCATTAGAAAATGAAATTATCACTATTATTTCTAACGGTAGCGGACTTACTGCTTATACAAGTGCAACTGAATCAATAGCTATAGGAAAACATACTTTAAGTATAGTCTGGTCAGGTACTTTATATAATATACTTTTAGATGGAGTTCTAGTTAACAACGTTTCTTCTGGTACTCAGACCGTAATGATTCTTGATGAATTATTTGTAGGGTCGAGCAGTGTTCCTAGTCTTATACTCAACAACGTAAATCTCTCCAACCTAGTCATCAAGCGACAAGACGGAACAATAATCTACAGTAACTCCCTAGCACAAAACTCAACAGATATCACATGCCTAGCTGATTACGCAGGTATGCCTCCGGTGACATGGGCAGGAATCACAGGCAATCCATATGAGCTAAGTAGTGTCTTTGGTCACTCGTGGAATGGGATTGAGGGGTATAGTTGGGATGTTACTGATGGGGTTGAGAAGATATCAGATGCGACTGCAAGCCAATGGGTGGTATCAGGAACAAACACTATAGATGATGATGATGGTGGAGTTAAAATCACTTATGTTGATAATGAGTCTGGGGCGTTAGGTCGGTTTAACACCACGTATCTTGGAAGTGACTTAATTGTAGGTGCAACTTATAAATTAATAGGCTTGGCCAAAATATCAACAGGTTCTGCCGATATAAGACCATATGAT